ATGTGTGGCTTTTTGGCTTACTATATTTTGTACCTTTGATTTTATCCTAGCTTGTCAGGCTGCACTGCTCGCTTATATACTAGATGAATGTTTGAACAAGCTGAGATAGATCTGATTGATGCAATAGAGAAGATGCCTGATAGCACAAGGTACTCTAAGTATAGCTGCATAAAACTTTATAAGATTCGAGAGAAGTATGAGGGTAGACAACCGAGAGAGTGCTTCTGTGCATCTACGAGGAGGAGGATATGGTCAAAGGACTTTATGCAATGGTATGAGAAGAGCCTTAGACAACTACATTAGTAGCAACTATGCTGAGGTGAGAGCCTATACTACTTACTTTCTAAAAAAGATGGGTAGCTACATAGACGCTGACACAGTCATTAATAACTCCTACCTACACGTTATCAATATAGATGGGGATCCTGGTAAGGTGAAGAGCTATCTGCTAAACACAATTAAGTATCAGGTGCTATGGTCCTGCTCGAAGAGTAATAAGGATGATAGGATCACAGCCATTGAACACCCATTGAATGAGCCTGAAGATAATGATGATCTATACTACAAGCTCAAAGAGGATAGGATCTATTCTTTTAATAAGGCACTAATAGAGATCTACAGGAATGAGATAACAGATAAGGTGCAGAAGATAGTTTATGAGGCATACATTGATAGGGGATATATCACAGCTAAAAGCATGGCCCAATACTTTGGGATAACAACTACATCAGCCTACTATCTGATCAAGGAGATAAAACAAAATTTGAATGAATTACAATATAGGTATGAAAGTGAGCCGATTTATTAGTACTTTAGCATTATTCTGTGGCATGTTCACTGGTTATGCTTTATTTAGATTGGAGTATGAGTGGGCTAGTAAAGCAGCAGGGTTATGGGTTTTATTTTATTACAGTTTTATAATTTTAGACGAGTATGAAAACAAAGAATGAATTTTTAGGGACAACAGTGACTACTTACCATGGTAACTATCCAAGAACTATTACAGTAACAGAACAGACTGCTAAAGAGCACAAGTATTACACCTCTATAGGTCTAGGTTACTTATTTGAAGAGAAAGCACCAAAGGTAAAGTATAAAGGTGTAGAGAACGAAGAAAATGCTAAATAGATACAGAGCTCAATTCGTTAATTCTTACACAGACTATCCTGCAGCTGCTACTGAAAATGCTAAAATAGCATTAAGGTGGGTAGAGGAGAATGGATGGGGTGAATGTGGCACAGCTGTGGGTAAAGCTCGTATGTATCAGCTCAGTAAGGGTGAGCCCATCAGTAGAGACACGATAGCTAGAATGGCTGCATTTGAAAGGCATAGAGAGAACTCACAGAAGGAACTAGGTGATGGATGTGGTAGGTTAATGTGGTTATGTTGGGGAGGTGATGAAGGGATAGAGTGGGCTCAACGTAAACTTAAGACAATAGATAAAACTGGTCTAGTAGAAGGGCAGCCCCACTACACTAAAGATGGTAAGCTGTACACTGGACCTACGCACAAAAATGCAGAGGGTAAGCTAATGACAGGGGCAACCCATACAGCAGAGAGTGAGTACCTTTATCATAAACTAAAAAGAAAATGAGACCTAAGCACATAGAAACTCCTGAGAAAATGTGGGAGCTATTTGATGGATACAGATCCTGGTGTAAGTCTACACCTAGATACTCTTACAGCTTATCTACTAAAACAGGTGAGGCTACAGCTATCCCATTAGAGAGACCTTTAACTCAGGTAGGATTTAGGACTTATGCTGCTGATAAAGAATGTAGTGTGCAAGATTACTTTGCTAATACTGATGGGAGATATTCTGAGTATGCGACAATCTGCTCGCGCATAGAGGAAGCAATTAGAATGGATCAGATAGAGGGTGGAATGGTAGGACAGTATAATGCATCCATCACTCAAAGAATAAATGCACTGAAAGAGCACACAGATGTTACCAGTGGTGATGAGAAGATATCTGCTATAACTGTTACTATAGTTAAGTAGTAGAATAATAATAATAACAATAGACTCTCTGAGAGGGGGGTAGCTTTGCTATGGAGATAAAAGCGACTGCAATCTTTGAAAAGAACTATGAGGCCATCTTAGGAGATAAGAGGTTCATCATTAATGAGGGAGGTAGCAGGAGCTCTAAGACCTACAGCCTCTGCCAGCTCATGATCATCTACTGCCTGCAGAATAATAATAAGGTGGTGTCAGTGATACGCAAAACCTTTCCTGCTCTAAGAGCTACAGTGCTCAGGGACTTCATAGAGATACTAAGAGACATGGGGCTGTATAATGAGGAGAGCCATAATAAGAGTGAGCACATCTACACCTTTGCTAATGGCAGCATGGTAGAGTTTTTTAGTGTGGATGATGAGCAAAAGATAAGGGGTAGAAAAAGGGACATAGCCTGGTGCAATGAAGCCAATGAGCTGTACTTCGATGACTTCACGCAGCTGAACATGAGAACCGAGGACAAGCTAATCTTTGACTACAACCCATCTGACTCTGCATCATGGCTGTATGAGCTACCTGCTGAGGAGTCAATAAAGATTAAGTCTACCTACCGAGATAACCCATTCCTACCTGAAAGCATCAAGGCACAGATAGAGGATCTATCTAGAACAGATGAGGCACTGTATCAGATCTATGCGCTGGGTGAGAAGGCTATCAGTAAGAGTAACATCTATAGTAACTGGTCATTCATAGCTCATAGGCCCTCAAGGTTTGTTAAGTTTGTATATGGCCTTGACTTTGGATACAATCACCCCACTGCTCTGATCAGGGTGTACTACTGTGATAATGACATTTACATTGAGCCTGTCATATACGAGAGCTACCTAACCACTACCATGCTGATTGAAAGACTAGCCACCCTAAACATAGAGCAGACTGTTAGTATACTTGCTGACCATTCAAGGCCTGAGATAATACAGGAGATGAACATAGCAGGGTATGATGTACTCAACGCTAACAAGGTAGTTAAGAAAGGGATAGATAACCTTAAGACCTTCGGAGTAATATGCCAGGACCACAAAGCACTTAAGCGAGAGTATGAGAATTATAAATGGAAGAAAGTTGGTGATCAAATTCTAGACGAACCAGTCAAGCTGTTTGATGATGCAATGGATGCCATTAGGTATGCCACTACTCACATAAGGCAGCAGTACTATAGTGATGATGTGTACTATGCATTCTGAGATACTACATAAGATACAAGTGGTGCAGGCCTACATCCACCATAAGACAGGTAAGCAGGTGAGGATAGTATTTAACCGACCTGATAGAATGGCTGAGCACCTTCAGTTATTAGACAGAGCTTATCAGGTAGCCATGGGTGACTTTAGAACTAAAACATAACGGATAGATAATATAGGTAAATAGAATTATGATCATAGCCCAAGCCTCAGCTCAACCCTTAATGCCTGCATACAATCCTATCAAGTACATCTACTCTAGTACGAATGTATTGCTAAGTGGCTTTAAATATATCTTTGATGTTTATGAAAGTGGCACGCTTAACAAGATAGCTGAGTATAGGGTGATGCCTACCTATAGCACTGGCTTTGGTGAGATAGATCTGAGTAAGCTGCTGCAGTCATTTGTGAGCTATGACCTTAACCTGACTAACACATCTGTCTACAATGCAACGGATAGCCACTACGAGTATGATCTTCATGTAGGTGAGGAGTATCTGACTACCACTACTTATATAAATGCTCTTACACAGAGTGGTGCAAATGTGCAGATAAACGTGGTCAATACATTTGTGGCAGGTGATCAGATCAACATTACACAAGCTGACTTAGGTGTAGCCAACCCTAACCTAGAGGGGCTGTTCACAGTCTTATCTATTGGTCCAGGTTTTCTAGTGGTTAACTCACCATGGGCAAATGTAACCAATCCCAATATAGATGGTGACATCACCTATGCAGATGGCCGTAAGACTGTGACTAGGGACCTAGTGCTAGATACCAATAACTTTGTATTCAACGGAGCATTCAAGTGGGTAGATTGGCCGAGCTATGACTACCAAGACTACATGCTCAATGGTATAGCTGATGAGTTCCTTACTAGCTTCCCTGCAGCTAACCTAAATATGTACTGCACCCTATCACAAGATATGTGGGTGGATGCTGTGGCTAATAGCTCACCTACTGCACCTGATACCATGGTATTTGAGAATGATGGAGGTAATATCTTTGAGAAGGTGGTGACAGCTGTGGACCATGTGAGTGGTATATCAGTAGGGCCTAACAACTTTGGGGTGCTTACTTTGGTATTTGGTACAGGCTTATTGATTGAACCTACTACTGAGTACTATGACTTTCACTATGAACGAAATGGAGTAGTAAGCTCAGCAACTTACAGGATCAACATAGATAGGAGGATACGTACTACAGAGTACAGCATCTTATTCCTGGACAAGCTCGGCTCATGGGGCAGCTTTGCTTTTACGCTTAACAGCTATGAGAAGGGTACCGTAACACGTGAGCAATTCAATAGAGATGTGGCAGGATATATCAATGGAGTGAACCAGTGGAGCTATGACCTTACAGATAGAGGGATGACTAATACCTATGTGAGCACTGAGACCACCATAGACTTAGCTACTGACTTCATGACACTAGACATGGCTAACTATTTTACTGAGCTCATCAGTTCACCCTTTACCTTTGTTAAGCAGGCAAGCTATGCAGTAGATTGTGATGATCCTGTTAGCACTGACTATATCAGCTGCAACATCATAACCTCAGACTTTCAGGTATACAACCAAAGGAATAAGAATTTAATTAAGCAGAATATCACAATTAAACTAGCTAACAACGATATCATAAATGGTTAAGATACAACTCACTACTGGATACCTAGATGTCAAGGAGGGCACTGCCTTTCCTTTAAACTTTCAGGTAGGAGATATCAGGGATATTAGTAAGAGACAGGGTAACTTCTCTAAGACTATTACACTACCAGGTACCAAGGTAAACAACAACCTGCTCAACCACTACTACGATATTAATATAGTGGAGGGTACGTTCAATATCAATGCTATCACTATCTGCTCAGTCATTGAGAATGGGATACCTATCATGGAAAATGCTACGATGCAGCTTACTTCAATTAAGAAAGTACAGCTCACAGATGGCTATGAGGAGCACGTAGACTATGAGGTACTAATCAAGGATAGTAAGGCAGACTTTTTCACAGCAATAACGAACAAGGAACTTACTGCTATAGACTTCTCCGATTTTAACCACACCTATGATGCTACCAATGTGGTTGCTAGATTTAGTAATACAATAGTAGAAGGCTTTAAGTACTTTCTCCCTGGATCAGGTGATGCCACCTACAACACTCAAGAATTTAAACCTGCTATATTTGCTAAGGTATACTTTGATCGTATCTTCGCTGATGCAGGCTTCCAATATGATTGGCCTAGTCTATCCTATGATAGATTTGATAAACTAATTATCCCCTATAACGGTGGGGTAGATAATCAGGATAACCAGGACTTTATAGTTGAGGCAGAAAAGAATGTACCAACCACTATAGTAGGGGCTACATTTGGAGCAGGTATAACTGCTATTAACCCTGCACAATTTATCACAACATGGACAGAGATAACTGATATTCAAAATATCTTTGATCCTGTAACAGGTATATATACAATACCATTTAACATAAGCAATGCCAATGGTCAGAGCTATGACTATAGTGTAGTAATTAACTACAGCTTACAACTCAATAATACATCAGGAGGTACTTTGTTTTCAGGTGATAGTATTGGTGGAGCTAACCCTACTTATTATAAGCCTACCATAATAGTACAAGGTTCAGGGCAGGCACAAATAGCTAGCAACTTATATACAAACGGATTACCACCTGCAGGTACTAACATAGCTAACAATGCTGTAGAGGCTCCCTTGTCTATTCCTATAGGCATAACTACTATCTTAAGTCAAGTAGCGCAGACAACGATAACACTTACATATCCCCAGGTACTTGCTTTATCTACTGCTAGAATAGGATTTAATGCATTAAATGTATCTCCTCCTTTGTCAGGACAAAATACATCACAGGTATATTGGAGAACAGGATCTGCAGCAGGTTTAAATAGTCTCCTTGTCACATTAGAGGCTGTGATAACAAGTATATCTTTAACCATATTGCCTAGCAGTAATGTGATAGCTATACCAGGGATAATAGATGTTAATGACTATGTGCCTAAGAAAATAAAGCAGAGTGACTTTATTAAGAGCATATTTAATATGTACAACCTTTACGCTACCATTGATGCTGATCAACCCAACAAGCTACTGCTACAGAATAGGGATGACTTTTACGATAGTGGTGCTGAGGTAGATTGGACTGATAAGCTAGCTAAGGATGATGAGCAGAACTTATCCTTCCTACCTGAGCTAACAGCAAAGAAACTAATCTTAACCTATGCACCTGACAAGGATGCACCTAACACAACCTACACCAATGCCACTAACAATATCTATGGGCAGGCTGAGGTTATATTCGACAATGAATATGTAAAGGAGGTAGACACTAAGCCTATACTATTCTCGCCTACACCTATTATTAAAACTTTGTTTGGTGCTTTTGTTCCTATGATAGCAGGCTCAGCTCCTGAAACAAACATAAGGATCCTATACGATAAGACAGAAGTAGGTCAGCCATTAGCTACCTGTGGCCAGTTCTATATCTATGACTATGGTAGTGTAGGTATGATTAACCAAACTAGCTACCCACTAGTAGGTCACTTTGATGATCCATTAACTCCTACCTTTGATATCAACTTCGCCATCTGCGACTTTTACTATTACCAACCTACTAGCCTAACAAGCAACAACCTGTATAACAGATACTGGAGGAGGACCATGGGGCAGATTAATAGTGGTAAGATGCTTAGTGCTATGTTCAATCTTAAGGAGAATGATATACAGAGGCTGCAGTTGAATGATAAGATACGGATAGATAACTCATGGTGGAATATAAACAAGGTCATAGATTATGATGCCAATGCTAACAAGCTCACCAAGGTAGAGCTCATCAGTGTAGACAACGAGATTAACTTCACACCATTCATGGGGCCTAGTGGTCCTGAAGTACCTGATCCCATCCCTGGTATAGGTCCTCTACAAGTCTTAGCTACTAACCACATCAACATTAAGAAAATTCAGAATACTAATGTATTCGGCAACCAAGCTACAGCCACTGTAATGGGCAGGGGTAATACAATAGTAGGGGGCACTAGATCAGTGATAGTAGGTGATGGTTATATAGTTAGTGAGAATGAAATAGTAGGGGATAGAATTAGAACTACCACTTTCAATGGTGTACCTGTCGGCATCACTCCACTAGTATACATTGCTAATCTAACGCAGTTAGGTGTAGCAGCTCCTACAGCTGCAGTGATTAATAACAGCTTTAGTACTATCAGCTGGACTAGGTTCGCTGTTGGTGAATACTATGGATATATAGATGACTTTGCTCTAGGAGTAATACTTCTACCTGAGATTACCGTCATGATTAATAATATGCAGATTGATGGGATAGTCTCTGCACAATATGCAATAAGTAATAATGCAATATATGTCACCACTTCACAGATAGGTGTAGGCTTTGTAGATGTTTACTTAAATAATACCACACTAGAAATTAAATACTACCAACCATAATGAATGAAGTAGAGATACCTCTCAAAATAGGAGGACTAGCAGCTGTCAAGGCCGAGCTAAAAATGTTAAAAGGTGAATTAATTAACGCTACAGATCCTGCAGAGATTGCTAGGTTATCTAAGGCAGCAGGTGTACTATCTGATAAGATTAAGGATGCTAATGAGCAGGTAAAAATGTTTGCTACAGGATCTAAATTCGAAGCAGTCTCTAATGGCTTAGGTGGTATTAAGAGATCGTTAATGTCGCTAGATTTTGAGGAGGCTAACAAGAAGTCTGAGCTTTTAGTTTCTACTATGGGTAGCTTAGGCAAGGATGACATAAGCAAGGCACTTAAAGGACTAGGTGGTACAGTTAAGAATTTAGGGATGGCCTTCATGAAGCTAGGACTACAGATATTGATGAACCCAATTTTCCTACTCACAGTAGTAATAGTAGCTATTGTGGCTGCTGTTGCTTTAGTGTTAAATAAATTCGGAGTACTCCAAAAGGTGCTAGATGTCTTAATGATCCCTATACGAGCTCTGATAGATGGCTTTAAGATGTTAACTGATTGGATGGGTATTACCTCGTTTGCTGCTGATGAAAATGCCGAGAAGGTAACAGCTGCGATGGAGAAAGCAAGTGCTGCCAGTAAGGATAGAGCAGAAGATATGGGTAAGTCTTACGATCATGAGATAGCTATGGCTAAGATAGCAGGTAAAACTACTGTAAACTTAGAAATAGAAAAAAGCTATACTGCTCAGAAAGAAGCTCAGCAAAGAGTAAGAAATAACTATGCAACACTTAAAGCTATTGCCCATCAGACTGATGAGGATGCAAAAAAGAAAAAGCAAAAGTTAAAAGATGATATAAAAGCTGAGAATGACTTAATATCAAAAGGAGTTAATGATCGTGAAATCATCAGGGCCAATTTTGCTAAAGAAGTTACAGCAGATGAGGCTAAGGCTGCAACGGATGCAGCAGCAGCAGCTAAAGAAGCAGCAGCCAAAGCAAAGGAGTATAGAGCTAATAGATTGACAGCTTCAAGAGCATTGAAAGACTTTGAGTTATCTCAGATAAAGGAACAAACAGAAAGGGAGATAGCTATAATCAATGAAAAGTACAAGAGGGTATTAGCTGATTTGGTCAATGATGATAAAAAGACTAAAGAGGAGAAAGCTAAATTTAGAGAGCAAGCTATTACACAGCAGAAGATTGAGCTAGACAAAATTGCCACAGATAAGAGAACGATAGAAGAGACTAATCTTAAGAAAGGAAATGAAACTATCGCAGCTCTAAACCTACAGCTAATGGCTGAGGGAACTGAAAAGGAATTGTTTATACAAAAGGATAAGTATGATAAGCTACGAGCTGCAGCCATTGCTGATCTCACCCTAACAGCTGAACAAAAGAAAACGCTAGCAGCCCAATATGATGCACTAGAAAAAGCAGAGGCAGATAAGAAGCTACTAGACAAACAAAAAGCACAGACAGATCTGTTAGCTAGTTTGCAGTCAGCAGATGTAATAGAAAGGTCAGCTCTAGAGGCAAAGTATCTTAAGGACCAAGAGATGGCTAATGCAAACTTTGAAACACTAGCACTACTCAAAAAGCAGTATGATGAAAAGATAACAGCTATGGATACTGCAGTTAAGCAAAAGGAGTTTGATGATGGCCAAAAAGCTATGAATGCTAAATTAACATTTGCTAAGGATACAGTGGATGGGCTTACTAACTTAGGTGGTATGCTTATAAAGGATCAGAAGAAACTAGAGAAGTTTAACAAGGCCAGTGCATTGATACAAATAGGTATTGATACTGCTAAGGCTATCTCAGCTTTAGTAGCAGCTTCCAACCTTAACCCTGCCAATGCTGTTACAGCAGGTGGTGCAGGTATAGCACAATTCACAGCAGGGATCATACAGATTGCTACTAACGTGGCTAAGGCTAAGCAGATATTATCATCACCTAGTAGTACTCCTTCAGCAGGTGGTGGTGGTGATGGTGGTGATACAGGTGGTGGTGGAAGCTCATCCACTTCTCAGGTAGTGCCTCAAGCAGCTCAGCTATTTGGCTCAGCTAATACAGGTGGCACAATGAGTGCAGGAGGTACATCTACAGGTAGTACATCTATGACAGTGACAGCTATAGTAAGTGAGTCACAGGTTACATCAGTCCAGGACAAAATCAATCGTATTAATAAAAACTCAGAACTATGAACAGCCTTCAAGCAATAACAAACCACATCATCACCTTCTACACAGCTCACAAGCAAGTCTTTAAAGTAGGCAGTGATTTCAAGGAACAGCTGTACAACTTTGCTACTGCAAATGAGAAGTATCCCCTAGTATATATCGTGCCTAGCTCAGTATCACCTACAGAAAATACTACAGAATTTACCTTCGATATTTACTGCTATGATATCATACAGAAGGATAGAGCTAATATCATCACAATTCTAAGTGACACTCAGCAGATCCTTAATGATTTGTTTATCTACTATACGGATAGTAATGACTATAGCTTTGATGTAATAGGCCTGCCAATTTTTACACCCCTCAACAATGATTTGCTAGACTACGCTGCAGGGTATCAGATGAGCATCACGCTTACTGTCAATGATTGGACTGATTGTGCAGTGCCAATATAACTAAATATATACTCTAATATAATATAGGTATGGCAAATTACCCTATTTCTGCTACTTTTATGGTCAAGTATCCTACTCGTAGGAAGATGGCAGCCATATTAAAGAATATAATCATGTCTAATGGCCTATTTCAAGAGGGTACACTAGTAGATAGTATCAGGATCAATGCCAAAGTGCCTGCTTTAGGTAACATAGAAATAGAGATAATAGCTATGTATTACTTTATGTACCTCAACAATGGTGCTGATTTGTGGAATGGTGGTAGAATAGAGCCCTATGATCTAGTCAGACAGTTCACTCAAGAGCTAGACTCGGCAGGTATTACTACTGAAATCTACGCACAGTATACTGAATGGCTCACTAAAAAGTATCCAATTATGGATATAGCTAGAATTTTCCAAGGTAATAAGTCAATAGTGTACTCATTCTTTCCGATTGCAGCTCCTGCTACCTGGACTGATGGGTATCCTTTAGATGTTTAATTCTTTTTTCATGCCCATAACATTAAATACATAGACAAGAGGCAAAGATCCTACTGCTTCAGTTTTAGTGATATCCCCATTAGTCAATCCATAGATCATACGCTCCCAGCTCCACTTGCTCTCTTTTTTTTCCTGCTCAATTTCTTTTATTTCTTCAGGATCTAGTGTAGCTTTCTCCTCCTCAGTAATTTCACCATCTACCTCACCAAACAGATTAGCATATACATTTAAAAAATTCTCTCTAAACTTTAGGAACTCATTAATAATACCATACACATCTGTAATGGGTAGGTCTAAAAACTTATCAGCCCTAGTATTGATATCATAATCATAAGGCTCCAGGATATCCTCACCCCATCTACTAGTTTTAGCCTGCCTATATAGTATAGCACAGATCTTATCTATATTAGTTAGGTAGTTATTATTAAAGAAGTGATCAAGATCTATATACTCAAACAGAGTGAGCTTACTTAGTGGCTTTAGCTGCATCCCTAAAAGCTTTTGCTTGTATTGTTTAGATGGTTGAGACATGGCCCACTTGCACTGATCCATATAATCGTTAAGCACCTCTATCTCTAGATCCTCAATATCATCAATAGGCTCATCTGTGATTATAGATAGTATCTCACTATTGTAATGCCAAGGTCCTAGCTCTTTGTCTATCTCAGATATTTCTATAAACTTTTGAACAGAGATATCACTCCACCTCTTCGGTAATAATAGACTCATCAGCTTCAGGTACTTGTGCTTTGATTTTATTTGCTATGAACATAAGATAAGGGATGGCTATATCTGCAGTTAGGCCTTTGATTAATTTTGCTTTTAGCTTAAGATGTGCCTCAGCATAGTGCTCAGCATTGGTAAGATCATCCCTCTTAAACATAACAGCTAGTATATCAGAGATGTATCCCTTTGGTTTAGTAATAGCAATCTTTTCTATTAGCTTTGTCTCTCTAACTGTAAGTTTAAACTCTGCCGAGTAAGCATAACCATCTAGCTCTAGGGTAGTCACAGGATCAGAAAGCTCAGCTAGCTTATTTCCATCATTAAACTCCTTTACTATATCAATAAAGTCAGCCACATCATAGTCAAAGAACTCCTTTTCAGGGATGCCTAGAGCTATAAAGATCTGCAGGTGCCTATCTATAGGATCAATGTTCTGATTATTACTGATTTCTGTGATGAGCTCGAACTGGTCTATAGTCATCTCATCCACTCTGTTGGGAATGTCCCTACCTAAAATAGTTATCATAGTTAATTTTTTTACAAATATAGGAATAATTATAATATAGGTATGGCTAAAGATAATTTACCAATATACAAAATTACGATTGATCCTGAATACTCTGAAAATGGGGAGGACTTAGGTATAGAGCAGATTGCTTTTACCTCTACTCCTGCTATCAAAGTAATGGGGATGGCATTCAATAGTCAGGCTAAGCCAATGATATTTAAGGACAATGTCAAATATAGAATTGTGGCACCTGCTCTTATCCCTATGGAAATCTATAGGAAGGATGATGAGGATGGCAAGGAGTACTATGTTAAGTTTACTAAGGAGGAGATAGAGAAGATCCATTCTAAGTTTATGAAGGATATGTCTAATAAGGACCTGTTCAATCTAGAGCATGATACCAATGAGACTGTACCTGCTTATGTACTTGAAGCGTGGATAGTAGACAACCCTACTAAAGATAAGGCTTACTCTAGCTTTGGCATAGAAGTACCTACAGGTACATTAATGGTAACAGCTCAGGTCACTGATCAGGAGTACTATAATTACTTAGTAGATAATGACCAGGTAGGTTTCAGCATTGAGGGATACTTAGGCATGAAATTAAAAGAGGTAACACAATTAAAAACAGATATAAAAATGAACAAATTACCAGACGGAGAACACACGATTGATGGTAAGATCTATGTCGTAGTTGACGGAGAGATTACTGAGATACGTGATGCAGAAGTGGTTGAGGCCACACTAGCAGATACAGTAGTAGAAGAGGAGGAAGTAGTAGAAGAGGAGACTATGGCTGTAGATCCTGCTTTAGATGCAGAGGCAATACTAGAGATAGTAAGGCCATTTATTACAGAGCAAGTGGATGCACTTGTAGCAATGATCGCAGATCTTAAGGCTCAATTAGAGGAGTCAATGGCTGTGGATGAGCAAGCTGAGGAGGTTGAGGAGGTTGTGGCTTTGAGTGCACAACAAAAATTAAGTATGTTTAACAAATTTAATAATAATTACTAATAAAAAAAAAAATGAGAAAATTAAAATTCGATTTAGTTACCCTGCCAAGTGCAGAATTAACACCCAACGCTGACAGCTTCTACGCTCAAGCGTATTTAGGATCATCTGAGATCACTGACAACTTTCGTACTTTACCTGGTGTAAAATATGCAATGAAAATTGGTGCTGTCACATTCGGAGACATATTACAAACTGCTTTATGTGGGTGGAATGCCCCTACAGATAACTTAAGCTCAAAAGAGGTAACGGTATGTTCATTATCTGCAATGGCACAAATCTGTCAATTTGATCTAGAGCAATCTTTCGTTGCTTTGCAAATGGCACAAGGTTCAAACGGTGATTTCACTGTAGCATCTTTCATGCAATTTTACTGGTCTGAGATGGCTAACTCTATCAATGGATCTATTGAAACTTTAAGATGGCAAGGTGATACAGGTGGTAGTGCTCCACTTAATTTATGTGATGGTTATGAGGTTTTACTTGGTAATGGTTTAGTTCCTCCTGTAACGGTTCCTCCTACACCTCCTGTTATCAATGGTGGTACAGGTGGTATTGCTACTTTTGCTACTTTACTTACTAAATTAAATGCAGCTTTTGCTTTGGTTCCTGCAGCTATTGCTTCTAGAACTGCAGATTTACGTTTCTATTTACCAACACAATTGGTTAATATCTACCGTTTAGGTGTAGCACAAGGTAACACTAATGCATTTATCACACAAGATCTATCTTTAACTTACTTAGGTATCAAGATTGTTCTTTGTCCAGGGATGTCAAATGATACTTTTGTGATGACTTTAAAGGATAACTTGCTTTATGCGTTTGATGGTGAAGGTGATCCATCTGATTTACGTGCAGTGAACTTGTCTGAGACAACTGCTGAGCCTTTCTTAAGAACTCGTGCAAACATGAAAATTGGCTTTGACTATGTCAATCCACAGGATATAGTTTACTATTCTTAATATAAATTCATAGAGGGGGGCAACCCCTTTTATATAAAACTTAAAAATATGCCCAATTTATGTACGGCCCTCGAGGCCATTTTAAAAAACTGCGACAACAACACAGGAGGTATTTACCAAGCATGGGTTATAGCTATGGATGAGCTAAATGTAGTGACTGAAAATACTGTCTATCCTGATTACGAGGTAACAGCTATAACTACTCTTGGAACTCCTGCTGCTCAATTTGTTAATTTATTTGTACGCAGAAATACATCAAACTATACAGAAGATACAGCTGCTGATCTAATCAATGGCTCTACTTTTGTAACTCAAACAGTCAATCTAGTTTTCCATAGACGTGAGATGGCTAAGTCTTATGCTCTGAAGATATTAGGATCAGGACAGCAGTATCTTTCAGTGGTAGTATTAGATGCTAATGGTAAATATTGGTATTTCCCTTTCATGCAGCTTACTGCTACAGGTGAAGGATCTGGCACAGCCAGAGCTGATGGTTCTAAGTACACGCTTACTTTGGTAGCTGAGAATGAGGCTTTAGCCTTAGAAGTAAATTTACTAAATTCTGCTGCTTACACTGCTTTAGGTTTAGTTTAAGGTAAACTCCTAAAAATTTAGCCCTGCAGATGTGGGGCTTTTTTTATTTATAATTATTTACAAGCTATCATACAATATAGGTATGATATACATTGAGCAGGGAGTTATTAATCAAATAGTTTTAACCTTAACAGAGGTCACAACTGTACCCACCCCTAACTATCTATTTGCTTTTACAAATGAGATGAATACTCTATCAGTTACTGAGTTATTCACAACTGCAGATATTAGCTTATACCCTGAGAGATACAATCTCTTTGTACTTGATGAGCCTGTAGATATTCCATTATTACAAGGGCAGTTTATATATCAAATTTATCAGAGCTCAGTACCCTATGTACTACCTTTAACCATTGCACAATCTACAGGTGTAGTGATAGAAGAGGGTAGAATGGTGGTAAGTGGGCCAGTAGGAACTTCAATATACGACTAATATGGCATGGTATAACAATATATTTAAAAAATCAGATACTACACATGAGGTAGTAGAGGGATATCAGTCATTCAGCACTCCATTCCTACCTGTAGGTAAAGGTAACTTAACGCTACCCTATGTAAGCAATAGATATAGTGCTAATCAGTGGATAAATTTTGGAGCTGAGAACCTATACCCTGAGATGCTTAACCAAATGTACTACAGCTCACCACTTCATGGTGCTATAGTAGATTTTAAGACTAACGCAGTGATAGGTGGTGGCTTCGCTCTTAAGACTGATTTGCTTACTACTATTGAGAAGCTAGAGCTATATACTTTTGAAAGAAAGATTAACCTTAAGCATATTGTTAAGGCTGTCACTAAGCAGCTGATTGTGCATAATAGAATTTACTTTAGGATATGCTATGGACCTAACCGAAAAATTAGCAGGATAGAGAATATATCTCCTGAGAAGGTAAGAGTATCTTTAGATCGTAAAACTTATTTCATCTCTGATGACTGGAGCACTAGGATAGGCATCTCTATGATTAAGCCATACCATATAGCCAATACTGACGCTGAGCAACTATACTGCTATGAGATTAAGAGCATAGGCCAGGACTACTACTCACTACCACAATATACTAGCTGTCTTAACTTTGCTTTCTTATCAGGCGAGCTTTCGTACTTTGCTAAGTCTAACATCCAAAATAGTGTTTTTCCTAGCTTTGCTATGATGTTCCCTAAGAGGCCACAAAGTGAGGAAGAGAAGCACATGATTAAGGACACACTAGATCGAATGAAAGGAGCAGCCAATGCAGGCCGTAGTGTAGCATTTTTTGCGAACTCTGCTGAGCAGCTGCCTACGATAGAGTCTATTCCTATTAATAATAATGATAAGCTATTCCAGGAGGCATCACAACTTAACACTGAGCAAATATGTTTCGCTCACACAATAGATCCTATCTTAATGGGTGTAAGGACCACAGGATCATTAGGTGGTGGTGCAGATATTAAGCAGGCCTATGTGATATTTGAGAAAAATGTAGTAATGGAAATACGCAGCTGTGTAGAGCACATCTTTAATGAGTTACTAACCATCTCTAAGATACCTGCTGATTTCACTATCAATAACTTTCAGGTAATAGATGAGTCAATAGTAGAGTTAGAGGGTGATGCTTCTAGAATTAATAACCTGATCAGTGCTATGCATCCTACGGTAGCTCAGAAGATACTAGATAATATGACACCAAACGAAATAAGAGCTCTAGCTGATTTACCTCCACTTACTAATCCTACTGTATAATGCTATATTTCATCACAGAAACTTATTTAAAGGTTAATACACCCATCACTGCTAATGTGGATGTAACAGATGTAACACCATACATAGCTACTCAGGCAGCCTTAAGGATACAACCTATACTAGGGACTACTTTCTATAATCACATGCTCACAGTGTACAATGCTCAGACGCTTAACCCTAATGAGATCCTGCTAGTAGAATTTATACAGCCAGTGATAGCTTGGAGAAGTGCTGAGGATGCTGTCTTCGGCTTGACCTACCAACTTAAGAACAAAGGACTGCAGACTCAATCAGGGGACTACTCTGCTAGTGTATCACGTAATGAGGTAGCCTTCGGGATGGAGCACTACGCTCAAAAAGCTAGCTTCTTTGAGCAGAGACTAATCAGATGGCTGCTAACTAACAGAGCACTGTTCCCTATCTTTATTTCTACCACTAATTTAGATACTGATTTAAGGCCAATGTTCAATAACTGCAGCTGCATCACTCAATACCAACTAACTTGCATAGGCAACTGTGGAAACTTTAGAGAGAATGGATATAATAATAGTATACTGATCTTATAATGAAAGTACAGTTAGCCATCCTATTATCCTCAATCCAAAAGTATATTGTTCAACTTTTAGCAGTGGTCTCAGCTTTCTTTTTGCCTATCTCAGGCATCCTATTTTTAATTGGCTTTGCTATTTTATTGGACACAATAACTGGTATTTGGAAGGCTAAAAAATTAAAGATTAAAATTACATCACGAGGCTTGAGTGCTATTGTGTCTAAGTTATTTCTATATGAAGTGGCTGTCATTTTAACCTACCTGATAGATAAGTTTATCCTTAATGATATCATCCTGCAATTCTTCTCAGTACCTTTAATGCTAACTAAGATATTATCCCTGGTGCTTGTAAGCATCGAGGCTATTTCTATTTCAGAAAATTATAAGAGTGTGAAGGGTATAGATATATGGAGTGCACTAAAGAATTTACTACAACGATCCAAAGAAATTAAAAAAGACATAGATGGAGTTAGATCTAACAAAGATAGTACAGGAGAGGCTGGATAGTAACCAGTACAACCATGAAGAGCATCCAAAGAGACAAATATACCTACACCATACTGCAGGAGGACCATCAGCCACTAATGTGGCTAAATTCTTCAACAGTCAGCCTGGTAGGGTAGCCACTGCTTTTATCATTGGTGCTAAGGGTACAATAGTGCAGTGCTTCAGCTCAAAACATTGGGCATATCACCTGGGCCTTAATCAGGAAGTATTCACAGAGGCAGGAGTGACCTATCAAAGTTTAGATAAAATTTCTGTAGGTATAGAGATATGCAACTATGGCCCACTTACTAAAAAGAATGGCTACTACTACAACTATCTAGGTGCAAGGGTAGACTATACGGAAGTAGAATTTTTAGATAAGAAGTACAAAGGGCATATCTATTGGCAGAAGTACACAGATGCTCAGATAGAGTCTACTCGGCAGCTGCTTGTGTACCTGTGCGATACTTATAAGATCCCTAGAGACTACTGTGCTAGTATATTTGATATAGACAAGAGAGCTCTGCAGGGTGATCGTGGTATATTTACCCACAATTCAGTAAGAAAGGATAAGAGTGATATATATCCCTGTCCTAGAATGATTGAAATGCTAAAATCACTTTAAACCTACTTTATATGAATTTTAAGACACTCTTATACATTTGTGGTATATTAATACTACTCAATAGCTGTGACTCTTCTAAGAGGGCTATACGACATTATAACAAAGCTGTTAAGTTTGGGCTTAAAGTGGTGCAGGATAGTGATACTATCAGGATAACATCAGTGGATAGTGTGGCTGTCATAATTAATGATACAATAGTATGGGAAAAGGTGATCACCACTAAAGATACTATCATTAGCTTCAAGAACGTATACATTCCTAAGACCAGGTATCAGACCAGGATAGAATATAGGTATAAGACTAAGGTGCTAAAGCAAGATGTGCTTAAGTATAAGTACATATATAGGGAAGCTAAGGAGAAACGTAAAGAGGCTAAGATACAAAAATCAAAAACAAATTGGATGCTTCTAGTGTGGGGCTTCATAGCAGGAGTACTCCTGTCATTCATCACTAGACTACTACTAAAGATATATTTATGATAAGACATTCAAAGAATGTGCATGAGCTATTACTAGAAGGTTCTGATGTAAGGATAGCTATGCTATCTGATATACACTGGGATAACCCTCACTGTAATAGGGAGATGCTGAAGAGGCACCTGGACTATTGCCTAGCTGAAAACATACCTGTAATGATAAATGGGGACCTATTTTGCTGCATGCAGGGGAGAGGCGATAATAGGAGAAACAAGTCTGACATTAGGCCTGAGCATAACAATGCTATGTACTTAGATAGTATAATTAATACAGCAGCAGAGTGGTTTCTACCCTATGCACATATCATTAAGCTAATAGGATACGGTAACCATGAGACTGCTATAATTAAATGGCAAGAAACTGACATACTGCAGAGATTTGTAGACATCCTAAACTTTAAAGCACAATCTAATGTGCAGGTAGGTGGTTATGGTGGGTGGCTAATCATTAAGCAATCACCTGGAGGCCGAAGCACTTCCTGCTTTACTACTAAAATCAAATACTTCCATGGATCAGGTGGTGGTGGTATAGTTACCAAAGGTGCTATCAATTTAACCAGGGCATTAGAGACTTATGAGAACTTTGATGTGTTTATGATGGGCCACATCCATGAGAACAGCTGCAGAAATGATGTCAGAGATACAGTAGAAAGCCATCCACAATCAGGCTACGCTCTTAGGCAAAAACATCTACACCTCATGCTTACAGGCACCTATAAGGAAGAGTACGGAGATGGTTCACAAGGGTGGCACGTAGAGCGAGGAGCTCCCATTAAGCCATTAGGTGGCAGGATACTTACTATAAAATGTGTCAGAGAAACTACAGGAGATAGAAAAACTACTAAATATATAGATAGTCATAAATTTAATTTGTAAGTTTGCATCAGGTCTCGTATTAGAGACCAGGCCCCTCTGTATCTTTGGTTAGTTTGGCAGGGGGGCTATTTTTTTGCCAACATTTGTGACGGTTATAACCAACATAATAGCTATAATTCTACCATAATGTAAGATATAGCTAACATATTACCTATTTAAGGTTATCCCCTTACTTCTCATGTATACATTAAGGCTATGCCCTTATTTTTCATGTTCAAATTATTGCATTTTCTATACATGATAGGCTTATATGTACACATTCCTTATTTAGAATGATTATTGATAACGAAAACTTTTGTAAACTTGTGAACATATATGAAATAACTCCGTATATTTGCTTCACTAACTTATTAAACTAACCAATTATGAATGATCAAAAATTAACAGCTGTTGAGTACCTACTCCAGCAAATTAACAGCAACAAAGCCTTCAGTGTAGATGAGTGGGATAGTGTCTGCCAATTAGCTCTAGCTATGGAAAGATCACAACTTACACAAGCAGAAATCAAAGCTATTGATGACCTTTATAAAATTAAAAGAAAATGAGAGCTTCTGAGATACTAGAGGGCATCATTGCCTTTACAGCCCTTTGGGTAGGAATTTATTTAATTTGTTTTATCTCTAATCTTTAAACTATGTACGAATTAGACATTGAATACAAGAGCCCAGGGCTCGCAAACGTATACTTTTACTCTGAGGATGGAGGTATATGCTACACAACCGAGTGGAGATACAGCTTCTTATTACTAGGAGAGATAGATGCAGAACTACTGTACTGCATTAAGCAGGATCATGGTGTGATATCACCATACACATTGACTGACAATGAAAAGCTAGCTTGTGAAGATCTATTGATCTACAGAGTGATGCAAGATACTGATGGATGGGGATATCAAGACTTAGAGGATGCTGATAGAGACGCTTACAATGAGTACTGATAACCAATACACCTACACCACGTACAGCCTTAAGCGTAAGATGCTATGGTGGAGAGAGCAATCTATAGAAGAGGACAAAGGGGGCAGCTTCAACCTGGAGCTGTACCTAGACTACCTAGATGCACAGGATGAATATCTTAACCCTATAAAACAAGAGCAATGAACCAGTATAGAATGATGAGAGTAATAAAGCTAATACAGTTTTTACAGGTGAAGCCTAGGCCCATCCACTCAATGGCTAGATACTTAGGCATAAGCACTAGATCAGTTTACCGGTACTTGAAGATGTATGAAAAGATTGGATATAATGTGCAAAGAGATGATAACTATAAATACTATATCAATGAAACGCTATAAAGTAACCTACAACTATTTTGAAAATGGGAAAAAGAGGATAGGCATCAGGATCTTAGAAGCCCTGGATAGAGATCATGCAATAATGCTAATGGCTATGTGGCCAAAACTAATACTAAAAGTTGAGCAGTATGAAAAAAACAATTAAAGTAGGAAGTGACTTCTCAGGAGTAGGAGCATTTAATCAAGCACTAACTAGATTAGGTATAGATTATGAGGAAGTATATGCCTGTGATATGGATAAGTACGCAAGGCAAACATTTATACATAATTATGGAGAGCCTAAATACTACCCATTAAATGTATATGATAGAGAGATACCATCAGAGAGTTTAGATATCTATATGACTTCGCCACCTTGTCAATCATTTAGTATGGCAGGTAATAGATTAGGAAAGGATGATAAAAGAGGTGTTTTATTTTTTAATAGCTTAGAATTTATCCAAGTTAATAAACCTCGTTTTTTTATATTCGAGAATGTAAAAGGCTTGCTTTCAGATGATGGTGGTAAGACATTTAGTGAATGGGTTAATATGCTAGGTGGTAAATCAGTTAATGGTAACCCTGTTATATTTCCTTATGATGATAGTGTGTCTTATCATTTGTATTGGAAAGTATTAAATGCAAAACAGCACGGAGTCCCTCAGAATAGAGAAAGAGTATTTTTAATAGGTATTAGAGATGATCAAGATAACACTTTTAGGTGGCCAGTAGAGGAGCATTTAACAAAAAGACTTAAGGATGTGCTAGAGGATAGTATAGATGATAAGTATTTTTTAAGTGAAACTCTTATAAATGGATTTATGGTTCATAATAAAAATCATAACGAAAAGAAAACAGGATTTATTTTTGAACCTAAAAATGAAAATGATATAGCTAATTGCCTAAGAGCAAATTCAGCATTATGTCCTACTGATAATACAATAAAAATAGAATTATGTAAATTTAGTTTTAACACTTGTGGTAACTTTAAATATAATTTTTGTGATACTTGTGATGACGGTGATAATTATGAATATTTACAAAATAATAATACTTATGGAATAAGACGATTAACCCCTAGAGAATGCTTCCGTTTAATGGATTTTCCTAATACTTTTACTTGGCCTGTATCTGATAGCCAAGCATACAAGCAAGCAGGCAATAGTATAGTAGTTAGAGTATTAGAAAAAATAATTAAAAAATTACCATTATGATTGATCAGATACAGGAGTATATTGTGAAGCATGAGCTTACAAAAAAGAGCAGGTTAAGACAGTACACTTACAAAAGGTACTACCTCTATGCACTGCTCAGAAACCAAGGGATGCCACTAACAGAGATAGGTGCACTGTTCCATCAGAACCATTCTACTGTCATCCATGGCATAGCTAACCATGACGCTTGGTACAAAGTAAAGGATCCGTTATATCTGTACTACACACTAGAGCTGCGTGGGCTGTTTGCATCACCGAGATACTATAAGCCATTGAGAGTTAAGGTACTAGAGTGCAATGACCTGGAGAAATTGGATAGGATTAAGGAGCAGATTAAAAGAAATTATTACTAAGCCATGACGCTATGACACATTCTCTTATTAGCACTCTCTGTAACTTTTTGCATTTTCTAAATAATTTTTTTTATTTTATTTTGCGTCATTGCGTCATAAAAACGCTGAAAGTCAATAGCAGTATGGTTATTAGTTATGACAAGTGGTTAAAATTTGCGTCATTTTGCGTCATAGAGTCGTCATGTGAAAATTATAGTTATATTTACACCCCAACTAACCATATATGAAGATATCTGTATTTAAAAGCCTATTCAATTCTAAAGAAACTCCCTACACACAAGATGTGGTGGATGTTTACAATAGGATAAAGGAAGGCTACCCTGAGCTTATTGATAAAATAACTGCTCTTAGAGCTATGGAGGAGGATGATCCTGCATACAGCAGCCTAAAGAACAGCCTCAGGGCTATTATGTTTAATGGGACCTTTAATGAACGTAATGATAATGGCCTTATTGAGCACTCAGGGCTTTGTATATTAGATTTTGATGATTACCCTAGCAGTAAGGTAATGAAAGCTGAGAAGGCTAGACTAATGGAGTGCCCTAATGTGTTTATGATATTCATATCACCATCAGGTAAAGGGCTAAAATGTGTGATAAAGATACCAGCATCAGATAAATTCACGCATAAGAGACGCTTTAAGGCTTTTCAGGAGTTTATTGATAGTGATTACTTTGATGCTAGTAGCTGTAATGTTAGCAGGGTGTGCTTTGAGTCTTATGATCCTACTGCCTATATCAATATAGATGCTGAGGTATTTAATCTTATAGAAGAGGAGAAGGGCCATAGCTCATTTGAAAGGGTGCCAGTGCTACCAATGACTAATGAAGCTAATATCATTGAGAATATAATGAAGTTTAACCATGGAGAAGTTTCCAATGGTAGAAACATTTGGGTGTTTAAGGTGGCCTGCTGTTTTGCTGAGTATGGCATAAGTGAGAATACTGCTAAGCTGTACCTGCACCAATATAGTGCTAAGGACTTTACACAAATAGAAATTAATACAGCTGTAGGATCTGCTTACAAAAGTGCTAACAAGTCTACTAAATACTTTGAGGATAAAGAAACAATTATAAAGGTTAAGTCTAAACTAAAGGAAGGCATCTCCCCTGGTGATATCTCTAAGCAGTTAGACATTAAGCCTGATGTGGTAGAGGATGTTAAGAAGGATGTAGCTAATAGTGAGGATGTGTTTTGGACTTTTAGTGATAAGAAGGGGGTTAGTGTAGATCCTATGAAGTATAGAGATTTCCTGTACAAATATGGGTTTAATAAGTATTACCCTGAGAGATCAGAAAAACCCACCTTTGTGAGGGTGATAGAGAACAAAGTTAATTTATCCTCAGTGGACCAGGTAAAGGACTTTGTACTAGCTTACTTGATGAAGCAAAAGCAGGTTGAAGTTTGGAACTACTGCAGTAAGTCACCCTACCTCTTTACAGATGGTCACTTATCTATGCTAGAGCCTATCGGCTTAATGATGCTGCAGGATACTAAGGATGTGAGCTTCATCCCTTATCGTAATGGAGTAGTTAAGATTACTAAGAACAAAATTGACATTGTGCCCTACATTGATATAGATGGCTATATATGGGATAGGCAGATAATTGATAGGGACTACAAACCTACTCCTACTATTGAAAATGATTTTAAGAGCTTTGTGTCCAAGGTATCAGCTGATGATGAGCAGAGGGTAAATGCATTAGAGACTACCCTAGGATATCTACTGCATACCTATAAGGATAAGACTGACCAAAAAGCAATAATATTTAATGATCAGGAGATAGATGATAATCCTAATGGAGGAAGTGGTAAGAGCTTAGTATTAACTGCCATAGGTAAGATTAGAAATATAGTAAAAATAGATGGTAAAGCATTCAACCCACAAAAGTCAGACTTTGTTTATCAGCGAGTAAACTTAGATAGTCAGATCCTGGCCTTTGATGATGTAAAAAAGAACTTTGACTTTGAGCAATTATTCTCACTGATCTCAGAAGGTATTACAGTAAACAGAAAAAATAAGGATGAGATCTTTATCCCATTTGAGAGAAGCCCTAAGATAGTCATCACTACTAACTATGTGATAGGTGGGGCAGGTGGTAGCCATGATAGGAGAAGGCATGAAATAGAGTTCAATCAGTACTTCAATGCTCAGCGTAACCCATTAGATGAGTACGGTAGGCTTTTATTTGATCACTGGACTGTGGTAGATTGGATGATCTTTGATAATTATATGATATCTAACCTGCAGAAATTCTTAACTCTAGGACTTGTAAAAGCAATAGCTATTAATGCAGATGATAAGAGGTTCATCTCTGCTACTAATAAGGAGTTTTATGATTACGCTATAGAGGGTAATATCACAATGGATACACTGCACTATAATAACGTATCTATTCAGGACTTCCAAACTTATACAGGAGGATGGCATGATC